ATGAAAACATTGTTATGTTTATGAACTATATTATATAGCTACGGTTTGCCTGGTGCCATGTTTTCTGGATTGGCGGTTGCGTTTTCTCCATATGGATTATACTTCTTTTCTTCTTTTTTGTTTTTGTTCTTAGATGCTTCTATTGCCTTTTTTGCATTATCCTTATACTCTTGACTGAATGATGGATCATCTTTAGCAGGAGTTCTTTCTTCACAAGCATCAACTGCCATAACCATTGGATCTCTTTGACCAGCAGCACGAAGTTTGTTCTTGATTATATTAATCATTGCATACTTACTACGCATATCTGGTTTTTCTTCTTCCTTCTCATCCTCTTTCTTCACAGAGTCTTTAGTCATCATACTAGAGACTTTATCTTTCTTCTCTAATTCATCTTTCTTTTTCTTAGTATCATACATCTCAAGCATTTTTTTCTGTGCTTCAGATAATGTTGAACCTTTCAACTGAAGATGAGCGTATTGCATACTCTTAGTCTTTTTCTCTTCATCCTTTTGAGGATCGGGAGAGATTGTGATTGCTCCTGAAGCATAATTATCTACATCCTTTCCAGTTACTTTATCTTTTCCTCTTGGTTCAGTTGAAATTGTACCATCTGCTAAGTATGCTTCTGCTCTTGTACGAATTGCTTTACCAATTGCCTTACGACGTTTCATAAGGTACTTATCAGTCTTATTAACTTTTCCATCATTGTTAACATCTTTATCTTCCTTACCAACTGGATCTAATCCACCACCTTTTGCTTGAGCAGTTTTCTCACCTTTCTTCCTCTCTCCTTCATATGGTTCACCATGTTCAGTCATTTCAACTGATTCAATATTTGGATTTTGACGAAGTTCTGTAATCTTAGCACGATCTGCAAATCTTACGTATGACCTTCCATTTTTATCAGTAACTCTTACTTTGTATTTTTTATATGTTTCATCTTCAGATAATTGCTGTAAGTAAGCAAGTTCAATTTCTTTTTCCTCTTCCTTCTTTTCTACAAATACTTTATACAAAGCATTTGCAACACCATCTACTGCAAGTTCATCTGCATCATTTATATACTTCTCAGACATACCACCTGACTTACCAAATAATTTTTCTCTAACAGCAGTTCTCTCTGCCTGACCCAATGAACTATTCGACATATACTGGGAGAAAGCAGCCTTTAAATCAATGTCTTCTCTTCTTGCACGATATCTTATATCATAAACTGCTTGACGAATTTTCTTTTCTGAACTCTCTTCAGATGCACCCTTTCCACCACCTTTCGCTGCAGATGGTGCAGATTTAGATCCTTTTCCAGCTCCTTTTGCAACCATTGGTGCAGGTGCAAATTTTCTTTTTGGAAGGCTTTCAGCTATATCAGTGCTCATTTTAATGATAATTACTTTCTAACTTTATATTTATTTATAAATTGAATTCCATAAGTACTTCCAGGTACCATTGTTTCAACGTACTTACGATGTGCGTCAGTCCCTACTAACCTCTGATTTGCTGGAACACCTGATGGTGTAGTGGCATTTACGACTGCCTCTCTTAAGTCTTTGACCCAAGACTTAAACATAATATTATTCTCTGCAACACATATTAAATGATTTGCACCACGACGAATAATACGACCAATCAAACCTGTATTTAAATTTTCTACTTTATCACCAATATTAAAAATTTCTTTATTAACATAAGATTCTCTTAAATTTTCTGTATCATATTTTGGTGCTATCTCCCAAATATTCCAAAACTCTTTCATCTCCTTTACATTCATTGTTTGTCTTACAGTATCAAACAAAGTCATTGCCATTTTTCTTGGAGTTCCTTCAGGTAATCCAGCACGGAATGTTTTAAAATCTCCTTCCGCTGCTGCGAGTCTCATTCTTGAAGATGACAAACCTTCCGTACCTTCTGCATCAGGATCACGATCACCCGATGAAACAACTTCCATATTATCAAACTGATAAAGTTTTCCATTGTAATTTTGTGATAACTTATCAAACTCTTTGACACGATCTTGACCTGCAACAATTCTTACATTCGTGTAACCATCGTTATGTGCTTTCTTTAGAACATCAAAGATTGTGCGATTTGCTCCGTCATTAACAATCCTTTCACTGTGCTGTGGGAACATTTGTCTCATCATTGATATTTTTGTATCAGCATCAAGTGGATTTTTCTTTGGATCTTGTGATCTTGATGGAACTATTATATAATCTGCACCTTGTCCCACTTCATCTGTTTCAACCGCAGATGCTGCTGCAATATCCATTAATTGTTGATGACCTGCGTGTGGTGGATTAAATCTACCAAATGCAAGTGTTAATGTTCCTTTTGTTTTTTCAACTGGTGGTGGTCCTGCTGCTAAATCTGGACTTTGTACTTCTTGCTCTGGTGCAGGTTGTTGCTCTTCTGGTGGTGCTTGTTGATCTTGAGGTGGTGCCTGTTGTCCTTCTGGTGGTGCCTCCATATTAGGATCAGATAAGTTCTTTTCCTTTTCAGATTGCTTTGGATCTTTACCACCAACTTTTTGTCTCTTATTAAAAAACTTTAACTTACCCTTATCAGTTTTTGCTACAAATTCTCCTGTAGTTCGATCTGTCCATCCACCATGACCATCACTAACCAAACCCAATCTAGCTGCTTGTTGGGTTGCAGTGCTCTCAGTAATAAATTGTAAAAATGTTTTCATCAGTCTCTAGTCAGTTTCAATAAGATTTCATTCTTATTCTGCGTCATATAATTGAGAATCGACGCTCTAGTATGCTTATATTTATCATCTTTGTTAGCTCCTAATACTTTATAGGAGTAAAACATAAAATTATCGTAAATATTACCTCGAATAATTTTTTGTTTTTTAAACTCTGTAAGAAGAGATTCTACTAAATCGTTCATATCATTTGTCTTTTTGTTCGACCAGATTTACTATACAAATTTATTCTAGCATTTTTGATACCATAGTCACTACGGTCTCCTTTATATATTGCCATTAAAACTGGTTGATACTCAGGTGGTAATATAGCACCATTACTGTGAGTCATCGCACTACCAGTGATTTGGTATTCAATAGAATTAATTGAATTTATTTTAACTGTACCTTGCAAAAGAACATCAACATTATTAGCACCAAGTGAACCACCATATCCACTTCCATATATTCCTTGCATCCTTAATTTTTGATCAGAAATTTCTCTAGCAACAGTTGTTCCCTGTGGTATTTCTTTTGGAAACATTTTTTTTGCAGATTGTATAAATGCAGTTACCTCTGGATGTGCTGCTATTATTGGTTCTCGACTAACAGATGCACCTCCCCATTGTTGAATTGCACCTGCAGTTGCACCATCCTTAAGAGAACAAAATCCAAGTCTAACACCATTTCTACCAATAAAATTCATATCAGATTTAGGTGTGCCAGGTGTTTTCTCTACTTCAGTAACTTCATATGTATTTTTACCAACTCTTAATTTTACAAAATCTGATCCAATCCTTTGTTTTATTTTTTCTAATTGCTCTCTAACTAATTTTATTTGTTCTTCTTCTTTTGCAGTTGGATTCCCAGTTCGTGTTTTAAAAGTATCATCTTTAAATAATTGTGATAATCTAATTGATGAACTACCTGTTGAACCTGTAGGTAATATGACAGAACCTCTATTATCTTTAAACTTTTCTAAATCTTGAATACTTTTTAATTGGTAAGCAAATTTTTGTGTTATTTGTACTCTCTTTCCATTACCTTCATTAAGCGTAAAATAACCATTAGTCTTTATACGATTAACAAATAAAGTAAAATTATTTCTCTTTCTAAGTTCGTTGGGTGACAATGCGGCCATCTTTTTGACTATTTATTTCTAGGTACGCTAACTCAATACCTTTATGTCTTAATAGAATTTGTTTTGCTTCAGTCATTTTATGACTATAAAAGACAATCGGTTGTTCTAATCCTGCATCTCCACTCATTCTTCGTCCTCCAAATCTAACGGTTTACCAAAAGTTTTATATGCCAACTGCTCCTTTAAAAAATCAACTTGTGCTTTAAGTTGTTTGTTTTCTAGTTCAAGTTCTTCTATGTGTTTTTCGTATACAATAATCATACATTCCAATTTTTCATTCTTCAATTCTAATTCATAGTCCATCGAGTTATAGTATATTATAAACTTAATGTTTTCTTTATAAGTTCTTAGTCATCCATTTACTGATAGCAGCATCATATTCAGCAGTATGTCTGAATGCTTCTAGAGCAAATTGTTTTCTTAAACCTTCAATTGACATTGATACATTACCAGTTAATGCATCAAGAAAAATTCCATACTGATTTGGATTTGTTAGTATAGAAACGTGTTTATGATTCTTTGCTGCTGACCTTACCATACTAGGTCCACCAATATCAATATTCTCTATTGCCTCGGCAAAAGTAACATCTGGTTTAGCAACTGTTTCTTTGAATGGATATAAATTGACTGCAACAATATCAATCAATCCAATATTATTTGCATCACGATCAGTATCATGAATAATATCATTGCGTTTAGCAAGAATACCACCATGAATCTTTGGATGTAATGTTTTTACTCTACCTTGAAGAATTTCTGGTGAACCAGTATAGTCAGATACCTTCATTACTGGTATACCTTCTGCTTCAATAACTGCGTGTGTTCCACCACTAGAAATTAGTGTGTATCCAGAACTGACTAATCCTTTTGCAAAGTCTACGATGCCATCTTTATTTGATACACTTAATAATGCGTAAGTCATTTATCTATCGTCCGCTGCTCTATTCTCTGAATGGTATACATCAAAGTCTCCACCAGGATATCTTTTCTTTAATTTTTCTACGTTTCCTGCAACCACATCTTCGATTGAAACATCAAGTGCAGCACACGCTTGCATCACGTACCACATAACGTCACCCAACTCAATAATAAGATGTTCTCGATTGTCATCGTTGTAAGGTTTACCTTGGAAAACCATCTTCTTGACGATCTCCATAAACTCACCACCTTCAGCACTAATACCAACAGCAGCAGTAAGAAGCCGCTCAATATTGGCACCCTTTGCGTTAAGGGAACTAATACTTTCAGTGAAACATTGATAATCTTTACTGGGATGGGATGTGACACCATCCACGAATATAGCATACTTAGAAAAGTCAATTTTTTTAGTCATTAGAATTTAAACTCTGCGAAAGATTTTTTAAACGGTTTCTTATCTTCATCATTATACTCTTCGTCCTTTTTATTGTCAAGTATATCGTCTTGTGCCTGTTGTTCACAATCGTATAGTCTCATCTTTGCACGATCAACTCCTACAACAAACCTCTTGTAGATAGTTGGGTCATTATAACGATTCTTAAGTTGTTTAACCATTATCTGACCTAACCCTTCGAGTTCCTCAGTAGATATAAGAGCGAACATAAGATCAGCAGTTGCAGGAAGACCAAATGATTCAGAGGTATCGGTAAGATCAACATCAGAACTAGCAAAACCACTACGAGTAGTTTGAGTTGCGGATACAATCGGTACATTCGCTTCGACAGCGAGACCTCGAAGTTCCTCTGCAATCGCCTTGATATACGAGTAAGAATTGACATTATTGTTTGTTCGATATCTTGAAGATGCACATATGTTCAAATAATCTATGAATATAATATCAGGTGTAAATGATTTCTTCAGTGCGAGTTCATTAAGTAATGATTTAAAATGACCTGAATGTGCAGATGCAGTAGGATACTCTTTAATTATAAGAGTTCCTTGTGTTTTCTTTGCAAGATTATTTACCTTACTTTCAAACATAGGTTTGGGAAGTTCAGTTATATTTTGTATATTAACATTCAATAAGTTTGCATCGATTCTTTCTGCAATCTTTTCTTCTGCCATTTCAAGAGTAATGTATAAAACATTCTTACCATCTAAAAGGACAGAACTAGCGTGATGGCACATAAAGAGAGACTTACCCACACCAGTACCCGCAAGTGCAATATTAAGCGTTTTGTTTGGGAGACCTCCCTTTGTAATTTTATTAAAGAGTTCAAGGTCGAATTGAATTCTGCTTTCTTTCCTGTGGTAGGATTCAAATCTTTCTTCATAGTCCTCTAAGTAATCGTGACCTACATGATTATCGAAAGAAACAGCCAGAGCGTCAGAGAGAATGCTAGGAATAGCATCCCTTCCTTTTTTGTCATCTTGTCCATCTGCAAGTGCGATTGATTCCATGAGTGCCAAATATATAGCACGATCACGACACCATTTCTCAGTTGAATCAAGTAACCATTGTTTATCTATGGGAGAGTCATCAAAAGTTTTTGTAGTTTCTCTTGTCTCTTTGATTTCTGTTTCTGTTAAGTCAGTACGATTCTCAATCTCAATATTGAGTGCTTCAACTGTAATCGCAGCATCATACTTGACAATAAATTGTGTTGCCTCCTCAAATATTATCTTTTCAGTTTTGTTCTCAAAGTAATCTGGTTCTATGAATGGAATTACTTTTCTTGAGTATTCTTCATCAAAAATAAGATTACGAAGAATGGTGGTCTCAATTCGTTCCATATGAATATTCTTCTTTTGCAATATTATCTAACTTTTCCATTATATCATCTGTAAAATATTTGTCTGGATTCTTGTATATCTCTTTAGCATATACTTTCTTACCATCCATCTCATATCTTCCTGCAACATTTTTCCAGAGACCACCTTTCTCCCCTAAGTCTAAAAGACCATAGTATTTGTCTAAACCTCTTTCATCATAATATAATCGAATTTCGACTTCTTTATTTTCTTTACTTAAACGTGATTTATGAGTCTTTGCCTTGATAATATTTCCAATGACATCTTTTCCGTCTTTTTCCTTTTTCTTGGTAAGATAGATGATTGTAGATGCAGCATACTTGAGACCGCTGCCTCCTCCCATTTCTTTAGTTGGGACGTAAGATCCGATAACATCATAGGTGTGATTAGTAACAATAAGTGGAATGTTTGCTTGACCAAGTTTAAGTGTAAGCATTCTGAATGCTCCCTTAACAAGTTGAGATTTGGTCATATCTCTTACCTGTTTATCATTTAGGGCATCCGTAATCTCTTTCTCTGTGGAAAGCATACCTAAAGAATCTAATACAAACATACAAGGTTTGCGATTCTCTTCATCTGTCTTTAAGTATATATCTACTGCTTTAAGTGCCTTACCACGAAACTCTTCAATTGTAACAACATTTACAACAACTAATCGTGTTAAGTCAACCCCACGAGATTCAAGTAGTCCTTTATTGACTGCTGCTTCAGTATCAAAATAGAGACAATACCCATCAGGGTTAGTATCCAGAAAGTTTTTGACGACAGCCAAGGAGAAATAAGTCTTTCCAGTACTGCTTTCACCAGCGATGGCAGTAATCTTATTAGAAGATACACCACCATAAATGGAACCGCTAACAAGCGAATTGAAGATATGACTTCCTGTATCAATGAATCTTTCTGTTTCATCTATATCTTGTGCTACTTTGGTAAAATCGTCACCAATCTCTTTTACAATTTCTTTCAAGAAATCCATTCTTTACCCTCTTTACGATGATGTACTTCAACATATGATTGACATTTAGGACAAGATAAATTTGTTACGAAGTCATATGCATGGTCTTCGCCATAAAACTCTTCTTCTAAATCGTGGTCTCCACCCCAGATGAGTTCCGTACCACAGTGCCAACAATCCATTTTTATTTTTATTATACTATTTTTATTTCAATTCGTCAAGGTCAAATAGTTATTCCTTTATCTCGTAATATCTTTTTATAAGGACCATCAGGATTTAAATCTCTGACTTGCTTAACTTCTTTCAATAGATGATACAAACGTGCGTCTCCTCCTAGTGCAAGAGCATTTACAATTGTATCTAAATCTTGATCATTAATAGGTAATTCCATTAGGAAAAAAATAGTTCTAAGTTTACAGTTTTTTCAACATTCCACCCAATTGCATCAAGGATTGCTTTAAGTGGTTCGACAAAACTTTTATCGAATTGTAAATCGTAATCAACATACTTCTCAATTCCAAGTTCTCTAGGAAAGTCTTGAATGAATGATATTACATTCTCTTGAATAATATTTGGTTTTTTCAAATAGAGAAACTTTACCTTCTCTCCATTACCGATAAGTGAATATTTATTGTCTAACTTATTCTTCTTTACATAGTGGTTAAACAATAATGCACCCCGTATATGTATAGGAGTTCCCTTTTCATAAATTGAAGAATATGATTTATACTTTTGAACATTTGATGCAGTGCGAGGAAAAGCAATCTCTTCTGGTGGTAGTTTTTTAAATTGTTTTCGGGACTCATCAATAAAATCTATCACATCTTCTTCTGTTCCATTCATCATTAACTTCAGTGCATTCTTGATAAGTAAACGACAAGGTGCAGGAGTTGATGATTTAACTGCTTCAATACCCATCATCTTCAGTTTAGGTTCTTCGTATCTTACACCTTCACTATCCCATACGTTTAAAATATATCTTTTCTTTGCTGTCCAGATGCCACGGTCTGCGATGTTTTCTCGCTTCATAAACATCTTTTGGTCGTAAGCATTTACGTAGTTCGCCAACGTTTCATAAGAACTCGTAATATACTTTTCAAGTTCCATCTCACAGATCTTATTAAGGAACGACACAATGCTTTCATT